GTAATTCATATATGATCTGTTTATAAACGAGGAGAATAAATATGGCTTTTCAGCTATCACCTGGTGTACAGGTAACAGAAAAAGACCTCACGAATGTTGTTCCAGCAGTCGGCACCTCTATTGGTGGTTATGCTGGAGAATTCGCTTGGGGTCCTGCTAATCAAGTCATTGACATTAGCTCTGAAAATGAGTTAGTCGCAAGATTTGGTAAGCCGGCAACTACTAATGCAGGATGGTTCTCAGCAGCTTCCTTCCTGTCTTATACAGCCGCTTTAAAAGTAGTACGTGCAATAGATCCTGAAGCTACAAAAAACGCAGGAACTGATGCAGCAAACCCAGTTCTTGTAGAAAACAATGATGATTATCAAAGCAATCACAGCTCAGGTGACGCCAATAACAATTGGTTTGCCAAGTATCCAGGAGACCTGGGTAACAGCTTGAAGGTTGTTATGTTAGATTCTTCTAACTACGCAACTGAAGAAAAAACAGCGAACCCTGTGACTTACTGGAGCAGCGAGTTTGACTACGCTCCATCTACAACTGATTCGGCGAACGCTATTAAAGCAAATTGTTTAGATGAAATTCACGTACTGGTTATTGATGAAGATGGAAAAATTACCGGAACAGTAGGCCAGGTACTTGAAAGATGGCCCGGTTGTTCAAAGGCAACTGACGCTAAAGATTCTTTTGGCCGTTCACTATACTACAAAGATGTTATCAACTCTCGTTCACAGTATATTTGGTGGGGCAATGCACCGGCCGGTTCTGACTGGAACGTAGCAGCTAGTGGTAAAGCAGCAGCATTTACTTTAATAACTGCAATCACTACCCCAGCTGATGCACAAGTTTCTTTAGTCGGTGGTGCTGACGGTGCGCATGGCCCCGAAGATACTGTTACTGCATTAGCATTGTTTGAAAATGATGAAGTAGTGGATGTAAACTTACTGTTTGCAGGAGCAGGTACTGCTACTGTAGGCAACAAGATAATTGCAATTGCAAACACTCGTAAAGATTGTATGGCGTTTATATCACCTACACTTGCATCGGTTCAGGGAGTAGACCCAGTAACATCAATTACTACTGAAGCCAGTGGTTCCTACAATACTAGCAGATCTTCTTATGGTGTAATGGACAGTGGTTGGAAATATATGCTCGATCGTTACAATGACCAGTATGTTTGGGTTCCTTGTAACGGTGATACAGCAGGTCTTTGTGCTAAAACTGACGATGTAGCTGATCCATGGTTCTCACCTGCAGGCTACAATCGTGGTGCATTGAAGAATGTTGTCAAACTAGCATTCTCTCCGAATAAAACACAAAGAGATGCTCTGTACAAAGCTGGTGTGAATCCTATTGTAGGCTTCCCAGGAGCAGGTATTGTACTGTTCGGTGACAAGACTCTGTTAGCTAAACCATCGGCTTTCGATAGAATTAATGTTCGCAGATTGTTTATTGTTCTTGAAAAAGCTATTGCAACCGCAGCTAAGTTCCAACTCTTTGAGTTCAACGATGCGTTTACACGAGCTCAATTTAGAAACTTAGTAGAGCCTTTCTTACGAGACGTTCAAGGGCGCCGTGGCATATACGACTTCCGTGTTGTTTGTGACGAATCTAACAATACCTCACAGGTAATTGATACAAACGGTTTCGTAGCGGATATTTTTATACAGCCGGCTAGATCTATTAACTTCATACAGCTAAACTTCATTGCTACTCGCACTGGGGTTTCATTTGAAGAAGTGGCATAATAGGCTTATAAATAAAAATAAACAGGAGATATAAATGAACATTTCAGAATTTAAGGCGAGACTCGGAGCAGGCGGCGCACGCCCTAACCAGTTTAGAGTTTTCTTAACATTCCCTGCCTATGTAGCTGGTGTTGATACTTCTTACAGTCTTTTGGTAACCGGGGCAGCAGTCCCGGCATCAACTGTGAATCCAGCAATCATTCAGTACAGAGGTCGTGAGGTTAAGTTAGCCGGCGAGCGTATATTCGATCCATGGACAATTACTGTAGTAAACGATACCGGTCAGTCTCTCCGTCAACCATTTGAACAATGGATGGAAGGAATGAATGGTGTTGCTAGCAACGGTGGGATTTTAACACCCTCTGCTTATCAGGCAGAAATTATTGTTGAACATTTGGATAGAAATGATGCTGTATTGCCAGGCGGAACATATACTCTACAAGGGGCATTCCCCATACAGATGAGTGAGATTGCTTTAGCCTATTCACAGAATGATGTATTAGAAGAATTTACTGTTACATTCCAGTATCAGAATTATTTAAATTCTTAATTGAATTAGTAGGATTATAATATGCAAATTTTTGGGTTTGAAATAACTCGTGGAAAACCGCCACAAAGCGAGAAATCCTTTGTGGCGCCTACGGATGATGGCGGTGTCCAAAGTATACGAGCGGGTGGCTATTACGGCACTTACTTAGATATTGAGGGCATCTCCAACACCGAGGCCGAGTTAATTAAGCGATACAGAGACATTGCCATGATGGCTGATGTTGATGCCGCTATTGAAGATATTGTGAATGACGC